CTTAAAAACGGATCAACTTTTTGTAATATTTTATCTTTATCAAATTTATGAAACTTTCTTTTTTGCTTATCATTTATTTGAACTTCTTCAAACTCAAACTCACCTCCTGGACCACGCAGCGCATATTTATCTATATCTAATATAGCATTAGGTTTTAATTTTTCACCATCAATCATGCTATCTTCAAATATACCTGAACCAGCAGCAACAGCTTGCATGTCAGTAGGTATATCAGGTGTTATAGAAACAGGCTCTATACCTGCTTCAAGCATGTCGTTTAAAGATGAGCTATTAACTATAAATTCTCCGCCATCAAAAGGTTTACCATAAGCAATTAAATCTTGTGACCCATCTGGTTTCATTTTCATCTCTACACTATAACCTTGATTTTCACCAAAACCTGGAGCACCTTTAAATATTTTATTTAACAAAGCCCACTCATAATTATTATTAGGATCATAGTATTTTTCTTCTGTACCATCAAATACAGAATATAAATTTTCTAAAAAGTTTTTAGTAACACCAGGCGCTTGATCTAAAGCTCTTAATCTATTTTGAGCTATTTGACCTTCAGCACCTGATATTTTACCAGATTTTAAAGCTTGGGTTAAATCAGCATACTCTTGACTAGTACCTTGATACATAGCATCAACAGCAGGAGTATCTTGTAAACTACCACCATTAACAGACTCTTTAAACGCATCTATTTTAAAACCAATAGCATCGCTTTGAGAATATTCTTTTATTGTTTTATTTACGTATTTATTATCTAGTCTCATATTATTAATTATTAATCCTCACCTAGTTCAGATATACCTATTTTTGCTAAACTACTAAACATACCTGTTAAAGCGCTAGATCTATCAGCTTGCGCTTGTGCCATTTGGTTTTGCGCGTTCTGTAGTTGAGCAGCAACTCTATTAATCTTACCTTGTTCTCTAGACTCTCTAGCATTAAACGCAAACTCTTTACCTCTGGCTTTATTATCTTGAAACCTACCTGTTTCACTGATAGCAAGTTGTTGTACTCTTTGCTGTTCAGCCATTTTAGCTTGTTGTAATTGTTGTTCACCTTGAGCTCTTAATTTTTCATTATCAGCTTCTTGAGTTTCAATTGATGCAGCTACTTCTTTCTTAGATTTTAAAGCTGCTTGTGCTAAAGCTGTTGCACCACCAGCGCCTGCACCTGTAGCTCTCAATGTATCTAACGTGTTTGCTAGCGATATATCAGCTTCTTCCGCTTTCATTTCAGCAGCTTGTGTAGCTACTCCTAAGTTAGCATAGGGATTACTTAATTGTCCTGATAGATCTTGAGCCATACTAGCTAAATTAGTTGACTCATCAAAAGGATTTATTATAGCTTGCCTATTGTTTTCTAAATCTGTTAGTTTTCTTTGTAGAGCTTTAGCTTTTCTAGCGGCTGCTCTAGCTCTACGTCTAGCTGCTCCACCACCTATTAGCCCTCCAATGACACTAACGCCTGCTGATATTAAAGCTGGTGCTGGCATATTATTGAGTATTAGTTGTTATATATTCAGAACCCACAGCAAATAATTGTTTTAAACCACCATTATCTGTAGTAGCATCGGTACTTAATGTAACAGTAGCGTAATAAGCTTTTATACCTGTCATTGAGTTACCAAATACTACTTCACCTGCCATAGGAGTTGAAGTATTGTTTATTATTGAAGCTTGGTAATTATTTTGTTTTCTATAAAAACCAGCTCTATATTGTATATTGTTTTCTACATAAGCACCTTCATCATAACTATATATACGAGCGCCAGTGTCTGCGTGATTAGTACCACTTGGTGTTGCACCTGTATTTTCAGATATGATAGAAGTCGCTTCCCAACCGTTGCTACCTTCATAGCTAACAGTCTTAAATGTTTTCATTGTTTGTGGCTCAGGGTTAAATATAAATTTAATCTGAGAAGGTTCTTTAGTTCCATAGAAGTTGTTTCTATCAGTATTAGTATAATGTTTATATACTTTAGAACCAAAAGAAGTATAATACTGACCTTGTAAACTAAATATTTGATCTGGTTTATATTTAAAGAAACCAGTCCAACCTTGTATTTTAGAATCGTATGCTAATGTTTTATAAGCAGAGTTGTCAGAATCATTAAATTTATAAGTTGAACCATGTAAAGATAATACATAGTTATTATTATAAATGTCATATCCACCTACTGCTTTACCTGTAGCTGTTAAACCTATAGCAGATAATTGATCTCTAAAAAAATCTGTCATACCTGTACTAGATATTTCTTCTATTTGATTACCAGCTAATTTTAATACAGCGTTTCTTGATCTGTCTGTAAAGTATTTATCAAAACCATAATAAGCAAAAGACTCTGGGTTCTTACTAATACCCCAATTACCTAATATAGGTGTTATTTGACCTATAACTAAATTACTACTTGCAGTTACTGGTTGACCTTCAGCTGTAAATATAGCATCTTTATCTATCAATGCTACATTAACTTTACGTTCTTGAAATATAGTTAAATTAGTGTCTTCAGCAAATAATTTTTGTATTGATCCACCTACTGGATCTACAGATCTAGTTATTTCTTCTGCAACACTAAATTGATTTGTTTGATTTATGCCTGTTCTAGAGTTAAATATACCTGAATATATTAAAGAGTTTTGTCTTCTAGTTTGTTTATCTTGTTCTTCAACTATATATGCTTTTACACCAAAATCTACACTAGTATTATTGTAACCACCTCTAATTCTAGACTCTTCTATGTACCAGTCTTGATCTTGATCCGCTGTAGGACCTGGCCATTGTGGATTAGTATTTGGATTACCAACTGCAACTATCACACTTCCTGGATCTGAGTTTTGCAACTTCTTCACATAAAATGAGTTAAAATATGATATTTCTAAAGTGACAGGCATATTATTAGTATTACGTGTTTTTATTAATTATTACAATGGTCCAGCGTTACAATTACTTGTACCATAAGTAGCATCACCAAATACAACTTTAAAGTTTGCTGCACCACCTGTACAAGGTTCACCTGTTGTTTGATCATTAAACACTCTATATTCACCAATTGCATCTACGTCATATGTGATTGTCCCAGGGTTACCATTGCTAGCTTGTAGCTGTTTATTATATTGAATAGTAGCTCCAGCTGTAGTAGTAGCATTAGTCCATGATGATTGAGCATTTGGTCTGTATTGTATACTGAAAAAAGTTGAAGCTGTACCAGTTCCAGACGTAACAGTTAGTGTTGGTGTTAATCTCATCACACCTTGTGTCAAAGCGCCTGTTGTTGAACCTGCGGCGGCATTACCTCTAACATTGTAAACTTTTCTTGTACCACTTCCAACATATAACCTAGTAGTATTGTTACCTGTAAGCGTTATAGATGAAGAAAGAACTTCTGTTCCAATTGGATTTGTTGCAGTAGTTAAAAATAAATATTGTATAGACTCAGAACAGTTAGCTTGGAAATTACTTGTTTGACCATTACATATTGCTCTTGGTACGTGTTGAGTACCAGCTGTAAAAGTAATGCTACAAGTAGAGTGCTCACCATTACCAGCTACATCTGTTAATCTTGTTACTACTGTATAAGTAGTGTTTTGAACTAATTGTCCTACACCAGCAGTCATAACACCCGCGCTACTTACACTAAATATATTTTGTATAGCTTGTGAGTTTGATGGATCTAAACTATAAACAAGTTCTCTAGTATTATTTGCAGGATTACCAGTTGTATCAACACTTCCGTTAGTTCCACCTGTAAATGTTTTTATAGTTGTAGTACCTGTAGTTATTGAACCAGCGGATGGGTTACTACAATTACCAAATGTTGGTACACAGTTTTGTAGTGTAGCTGTTAAACCTGACACAGTAGAATTATAATCACTAGCACCATCGTTATAATCTACAGTAAATGTAAACGTATAAATATCTGTTGAGTTACCAGGATCTGCTGAATTAGTACTATACCAAAAATATTTATCTGCGCTACCTTGAGCTGCAGAGTTAGTAAATATTTGAAACTCTTTATTACCTCCAATTGGACCAGCTAATCTAAATAAATTTTCATTAGTTCTATCTGCACCAGTTTGATCAACTACTTGTAGTATACTAGCAGTAATAGTACCTGTAGTTATTTGAGCACCCGCGCCGTCTACAAAATTCCAATTAGTACCAGTTGTTTGTTGAGTACCATCGTTCCAAGAACCTAATTGTGTATTTGGAGCAGAGTTTTCACCAAAATCTAAATTAGTAACCTCTGTTGTAACAGCTCCACCAAATTGAGCATTTATAACTTCATTAAGTCTAGATATTAATCCTACTTGATTTGTTTCATAAAATAAACCAAGTCTAGAAAAAACAGGTTTAGTTTCCGCAACACTTAAAAATGGTTGCATGGTAATTAATTTTTGCCCACTACCAGGAATATTAGCAGAACACTCTGCACCAACTTGACCAGGTATTGTAGTTCCAGCGTCTATTGGAGTACTACCGTTTTCAGTAGTATCAATTTTCATTACAAACGGATTTAAATCAGAGTTGTAAAAAGGTTGTATACCTGGAGAAGCTCCCCATGGTATTGAACCTATAGCTGTAGGTGTTATAGTTCCTGCTGGAGCTTCAATAGTTCCAGTAGCACCATAAGGTCCTTGAGGAGCATTCGCTACAAAAGGTATTGCAGCAACTTCTAAATCTCTAACGGTTCCAATAGCTAAAACTTCTTGTGATAAAAAGTTAGGATAATATTGAGTGTTCCAAGGGTCTTCTGTTTGTGGAAAACCAGCTGGTCTACCAGCAGCGTTATTTATATTAGGATTATTTACTCTAATAGTTAATGTTTCACTACTAGCAAAATCCGTATCATTAGGACCTACTTCTTGTAAATCTCTAGGTACTTTATTTATATTATCACTTAACAATATAGAATACGAATATTTTTCAAACTCTGTGTTACCAGTTTTTATAGGATCACCTGATACAAAACCAGGTAAATAAACATTGTAATATTCTTGCTCTTGTTGTTTTACAACTATTTTATATGAATACCAACCAAGTGGATTAGTTGCGCTATATATTCCAGGTTCTCCAGCTGCTGAAGGTGGATTAGCAACAACACCTATTTGAGTGTTTAATCTAATATTTAAAGCATCGCCTATCCAATCAAATACAGGTTCAGCTCCACCCGCTGCTGCTTCAGCTCTAGTTTTATAAGAAGCAAACACAGTAGATCCTTCAGTAGTAGGATCGTTATCATAAGATGATAAAATTACATCTGATTGTCTACCAAACTTATCTGCTAATACAAAACCTACTTGATAAGTTCTATTATGTTTTAATGTATGATATGGATATTCTACTAGATTATTAAATTTTGCAGACTTTTCTTGAACACTAACACTATAATCTATAGAATCAGGACCAGTATGCTTATCAACATAATTACCATAAACAACTCTATTACTTATTAATTCTTGTCCTAAAGCTTTTATAGGAACTTTATCATATACTCTAGTTGTTTGACCTTCTGGTAATGTTTTATATGGTTTAGAAGACTTGTATTGATATTCATAATAATACCAACTTACATTAGCTCCATAAATTAAATCATTAGATACTAAATTTGGAAAAGCAACTTGTTGAGGTAAAGAACTTAACTCTATTGTATCTAAAACTTTAACAGATAAAGCGTCTGATTCTTTATATAAAACATCTATTGCTTTAACTTTTAATCCTGTTTGTATATCTGCAGGTGTTCTATAATAAGTAGGAACTCTTAAACCTATATTATCTACATTGTTTTCAAACCAAGTTATTATAGTAGATTTATAAGTATTATCCATATCACCTATTAAAGGTCCTTTTGTATTATCAGTTTGTGGTCCAGCACCGAATTCACTGTGGTGCTTAGGAATAAATATAGGTTGTGAAAACGGAGCCATTAACGAATATTCATTATCTTCAAATTGATACCTATAACTAAATCTTACAAACTTGTCATCTAGTAAAGCTGCATCACCTTTCCAATTAGCATCGTAAAAAGGATTATCACCAATACGTAACTCTAAATTCCCGGGTGAAGGTTGAGCAAAAGTCATTGTTTTTGAAACAGTTATAACATATTCCCAAGAAGTAAGTGCACCATAATTAGCAGCTACACCAACTATTGTCGTGCCAGCTGGTATTTTTGTCTCCTGACCTACAGTAGTACAAACAACTGAATCACCAACTCTAGGTATTGGTAAACTACGAGATTGCGTAAACGTTATAGTTTTAGCAGCGTTATCTATTTCACCTGCTGCAACAGTAGGCGTAATGTGATTAGCTAAGTATGGGTTAGATTTATTTTGAGCTGTTACTCTTAAAAATTTTAATTTTTCTCCATTACTAACGGTTATAGCTTTTGATAATATAACTGTATTTGCATCAACTATACCTAATACTTTTATTAAATCTGTTATATCTGAAACAGCATTGAAAGTAGTTCCTCTTTCCTGATTAACTAAAACATCTCCTGGTAATACGTTACTAGTATTATCATCTATAACTAATGTTGGACTATTGTTAACTGCTCCATTTGCTCTAGTAGCAAACTCTTGATATATTTTTATTTTATCCCATGGATAAAATTTAGCTACAGATATTTGATCTTCAGTACTATAATGACTACTATCAGCGTAAGCTTTGTTTACATTTATTTTTCTAGGTTGATTTAAATTATCTGTAAAAAATAATAATTCTTGAACTAAATTAGCTCCATGTATAGGAAATGATTGGTTAAAATTTAAAAAATGACCAGACACTAATGTTGTTAAGTTATTAGCATCAACATCATATCTGTATATTCCCATGTTAGCAGAATTGGTAGCTCTAACACCAGCTGCGTTATTATAATCTGTAGCAAAAACATATATTAAGTTTTCACTTTCATTAGTAACATAACCTATTATTTTTTTACTACCACCAGTATCAAACAATTCTGTATTACCTAACACATTTTCAAACTCACCTACTGTATCACTTTCCGATCTACTAATTTGTAAATTTATGGCTTCTCTGTATTCACCGTTAGGTATAATACGAGAGTCAAGATCTTGATTCATTTTGCCTTTTAAAAAAGCATTTTTAATCTGTGCCATGTATTAATGTTTTATCCATTTAGATTTGTTACGCATAACTTGTACGATTTCATCTAACTTAATGTTAGATAATCTAATTTTAGCATTACGTAAAGCTGCATATCTTTGTTTTTTATATTGTGGTGCAATAGCTGCAGTAGCTGTTCTAGTTGACATTATACTATATAGTAAATGCTGATACATAGCTTCTTCAGCTAGCTTAGGAACTTTAGTATCTAAATCATACGCGAGTCCATCAGAAATATATTCTAATATAATAAGTTTTTGACTTAAATCACTTGAAAAATTAAAAGTACCTCTTTTATAATCAATGTTAAACCAACCGTTCATCTGCATGTTTACTGGATCACCACCATATCTTTGACCATACCAAGCAAAAGGTCCGCCAGGCTCACCCCACCAATCATACATAAATAAATCTGGATTTGTATAATCATTAGGATATAAACCTGTTATGTTACTTGGATTTGATTTCTGCCATTTTTCATTTATCTGTGGAGTACCTTCAACATTATCACCAAAATTATCTTGTACTATTTCACCGTCAGCTGCTTGCACTGGTGCTTCCCATGGACTACTTGTTAGTTGTGTAGGGTATATAGTATGTTTTACACCATTACCATCTACCCAAGATAATTTAACATAATTAACATAATCTTGCGGTATTGTTAATGAAAGGCTATCAGGTATTGTTAATTCTTGAGATTTAATACTTTTCAATGTATCATAACTAAACTCTTGTAAACCTCTTTTAGCATGAAAAATAACATCTGTTCTATTAACTCTAGGTATTAATTTATCTTGACCTACATATCCAACTATAAAATTATTTATTATTTCTCTTAATTTTATATATTCATAACCACCATAATTATTTTCAACAGCACCTTCTTTTAATTGTACTTTTACATAAGTACCTATTCCTTGACCAGCTCCTAATGTAACTCTGCTTGTTGTTCTATAACCTTGCTCTATATAAGTTATTGTATAAGCTGTTGTATATTCAGTCCAGTTGCTTATACCATTAGGACTAGTATATATTTGAAAGTTATTAAGCGTATAATCAGGATCTGTAGTCGCATAACTTGTTGTACTACCTAAAACTAATTTAGTGTTAAATGTAAAATCATATATAGTAGTTGCAGCTACTGATGTATATAATATCTGCGCTCCGGCGTAATACTGAAAATTATTTTCACGGATTAATCCGCCATCTGGTTTAGGCATGTGTTATGAGTTTTGTGTTTGTTGTTCTTGTTGTTGTTCCATTTGTGCTACCTGTATAATGGTAGGATCATTTATTATTACTCCTGCATATGCTAGTATTTGTATTATAACATTTGTTTGCTCTGATACACTTAGATCAAAATCTACTGATGTAACAGAGTTGTATAAATATTGACCAACATTACCAATTGTGTAGTTCCACTCTATGTCTACTGGCTTAGCAATATAAGAAATAGTTACATTTGGTCGTTCAGCAGCGCTGACAAGTGTTGTAGGATATACAAATATCTTATCTTTCTCATATAAATATATTGGAAAATTACTTGTGGGTTGAGTTAGTGGAGATAATAATAACTGAGTTATTTCGTTTCTTTGAGCATACTGAGTAAGCTCTGCTTCTTTATAAAAAACAGAGCCTAATCTGTATATTACATCTGTACCGTCAGCCATTAAAGTGTAATGAGCAGGTGGTCCTGCAACATAAGCAACGGTTCCAGTTCTTTGAAAATACTGTAATTGCTTTTCTATGTTTTCAACACGATTAGCATATTCAGTATCGTTTTGAGGCAATCTATACTGTTGATTAAGTGCATCAAAATAACCTTGAAATATATTTAACTGCACCTGAGTACCAACTCTGTTGAACTCATCAGGTGTCATATATCCTCTTTGTTGTTGGTTAAGTATTAATAAAACTGTTTTGTATACAGTATCAACATTTATTGCCATTATAATCTATTTTTATTGTTAAATAAGCTTTTTAGCTACGCTCTTATAGATTTCTACTCCTTCATCAGTTTTAAACCAAGCTGCTAATGCTGCATAAGGGTTTTCATCAAAAGGAACACTAAATAGTTTTCTTTTGTTTTTACCAATAGTAAAACTTCTTTGATCGTTAGCTAATTCTATTAAACCTTGTTCTACAGCTTTGATACCAAAGTTTCTTAACTGTACGTTTTCATCGTTAGCTAATTCAATAAATAATCTTGAGTTATCTCTAGCGAATTTTAACAAGTCTCTTTTTATTTCTTTTGAAGCCATTTTATTTACTTCAGAACCAATTTCAGTTCTTAATATTGCCTCTGCTTGATCTATATCTAGCGATCTAGCCATGTTCAATGCTTCAATTTGATATTCTATTTCATCAACTTCATATTCTGCTTGTTGTACAGGTTTAAGCTCTCTATATCTTTTATCTCTATCAGGGTGATATAATGAAAGAAGTTTTTGTAAAGCTTGTTCTTCTTTTGGAACTGTTAATGAACCATCTGTAAACATAATATGGTTTAAAGTTACTTCACCTTTTTGTTCGTCTGTAAAACAAGAAGATTGATTTGTAGCGTATCTTAATGCTCTTTGTGAGTTTTTATCTTTATCAAAATATAACAGAGGATATTTTTCTGTATGTCTTGATTTTATTGTATATGTTAAAGGGTTTTTGTCACCTCTTAAAACATATGTTCTATCTTTTATTTCCCAGCCTTCTTCAGCTGAGTTTACTTTTACTTTTTTTGTCATGATATAATATAATTAAATAAGTTAAAGGTATTGGGCGCCGAAGCGCCCTTACCTATATAAAAATTAAGCTGTAAATAATACAAAGTTATTTCTAGCTTGAACACATAGACATCTTTCAGATAAGAAGTTTACTTCCATCGCGTCTAATGTAGAACTAAATGCTCCACCAACAGAACCTGTTAGCCAAGATTTCATTCTTCTATCATCAGCTTGAGAAGCTCTATATCTTACATGTAAGAAAGGTCTTCTAATGTTTGTTCCAAGTAACTGATCGTATACTGTAGAAGTTCCAGCAGGTACTAATACACCGTCGATGTTATCACCGTTAACAAAATTAGCAGATCCACCTCTTAATGAAGCGTCGTTTAAGTATTTCCAAGAAGTTTTATAGAAGTCATATGAACCTCTTCTAAATCCAGAGAAACCTAAGTTAAGCGCCATGTCTTCAGAGTTTTCAAATACACCGTAAGATGTACCACCAGCTCCGTAAGAGTTTTGTTGTGCTAACATGTTATCAAATAATAACTCAGTTTTTCTGTCTAAGAATAACATATTCTCTTCAATAGCTCCTTGGCTATCTAGTAATTGTAGTACAGAATCAAAATCCTGTAATGAACCAGCAAATCCAGAAAGTACGTTACCGCCATTGTTGATAGCAGCAAATAAACCTTCAGTACCGATTTGTCCAGCACCAGCAGTTCCAGGGAAACCTAAAGCTGCAACACCACGTATAGCAGTTGCTTGTGCACCGTTAGCTAATTCACCTTCAATCATTGCCATTTCTAAATAATCTTCAAATCTTAATCTAGTTTCACCTTCAGCTTTTAGATACCATAAATATCCAGAAGTTCCGTCTTCAGCAGCTACTTCAACCCAGCCGATTTGTGCTGTATCAGATCCAGATACTGCATATCTATCTCTAATAATAATTGGTTTGTTGCTAAATACAGATAATTGTGGCTCAACAGATTGACCTGTAGAGTTGTCTAATGTAGATCCTTTTCCAAATTCAGAACCATAAACAAACATTTTTAATCCAGTCATACCAGCAGCTACGTTAGCATTAATCTTAGCTCTAGTATAAGGAACAGCGTCGATAACTAAAGCACCTAATGCTGAACCAGTGTTTGCACCTGAATCAGAAACGATACATTTTACAGTAAATGAAGGATCATTTGGATCCATAACTACGATTGTTTGGTTAATAAATACCGCGTTATCTGCACCTACGATAGTTAATCTACTACCGTTGTTTGCACCTGAACCAGAAACTGATACATTATCATAAGAGATATGTAATCTGTTTTGCTCAGACCATACAACTTGGTCAGACATCATTGGCATTTCAGCACCAACCATTCTCAAGAAGCCTCCAATCGTTCTGTTTCCATAACGCTCTACCTCGGCTTCATAAATTTCAGGTAGATATTGTTGCGCGAAATCATTACCTCCACCGTCAGCAAAGTTTAAGTAGTTGTCTACTAAAGTTTGTTTCTTAGGCGATGGTATAAGACTTCCGAACTGAGGACTTAATACACCCATTTTAAATAGTTTTAATTGTTAAATTTACTTCGTTTTATTCTAAGTTTTGAACTATCTACTCCGTCAATAGCTTTAACCTTAAGACCACCAATAAAAATATCACCGCCAGCTGTCTCACGAGTAGCTGTTGTAGGATTTTTTGAATTTTCCATTACGGTTTTAATTCCATCAGTTTTGCCTTGCTCATAAAAATGATTTACGATCTTGTCTATATTTTGAGCAGCGTACATAGCTTTGTGATAACCTTTCGTATCTTTAACATTGCCTTCATTGTCTAAGAACCTCTCGACGAAGTTGTTAATGTTTGATTGATTTTCTGCAATTGAGCCTGGATCTTTTATACCGTATCTAAACTTCTTTTCACCAACTTCGAAATCAAAACCTTTGAATTCATCACTGAATAGCTGTTTAGTATCATTTACAAAAGTTTCATGCCTTTGCGTAGCTATTTCTTGTTCTTTGCTATAACGGTTGAAAAAATCTAAAGCTTTTTGTTGTTCTTGATTAACACCAGGACGCATTTTAATTTCATCATAGTATTGTTCTTTCAAGTCTTCTAAAAAATCTTTAGCTTCCGCTATAGCTTCTTTTTTAGCGAGTTGTTTTTTCTTGATGTCTCGCTGTTCATCAACATCATCATCATAACTAAAAGACTCTTCCATAATGAAAGAAACTTCTTCGTCATTTAAATGAGGTTTTGTTTGCTTATAATATTCTCTTAATAAAACATCATCGTTTACTTTTGAATAATCAGCATTTAATCTTACATAGTCTTCAACTGTACCACCAGTATCTTCCATAAAAGTAACTAACTTTTCAATGTTTTCAGGTAATTGTCTACCTAGTACTTGCTCATCTCTTTTAGCTTCTTTTACTTGTTGCTCTAGTTTTTTTACTTCAGGTTTGGATTCTTCGGTAACTTCGACAAGAGGCGAGTTGGACTTTTGTACTTCATCTGTATTGCTGACCCGTACTTCTCCGTCCACTTCTTTGCCAGTTTCGGGTTTGTCGCCCACAGGTACCTCCTTTGTTTCTCCGATTTGAATGGCATCGTCTTCTGGTTTTTTAGTTAAATCTACTTTAATATCTTCTTCAAGTTTAACATTAGGATCTTTACTTAGATCAACCTTTACAGGTTCATTTTTCTTTTCGCTAAACTTTTTTACTTTTGGCTTTGATTTGATTTTCATATCTCCACCTTCTGATTTGACTTCTTTAGTCACCTCAGGCTTCTTTGTTTCTTTTTCTGACATAATAAAATATTATAAAATTGGTTATTGTTTTTGTTGGAAATTAGTAGGTAATAAATCAAACTTTCTTTGATCTATCATTTTACTCTGTTGAGAGCCTTCTAATCTCGTTCTATTATCTTTACGATCTTCAATATACTTTTCTCGTTGTATCATTTGATCAACTTCCATTTCTTTTAATTGCTTGTCAAACTCAAACTGAATTTGCATTTCTTGTTGTTTAATTTGAGAAGCAACTTGCATACGTTGTATATCGAATTGACTTTTAGCTTTTTCGTAATTTAAGTTTTGAGCAGATAAAGCTTCTTGTTTTTGTACTTCAGCCATAGCAGCTCTTTCAGCAGTTTGCGCATTAGCGTCTGCTTGTGCTTGAATATTCATTTGAGCTTGCTGCTGCTCCATAGCTTGACGTTTTTTACGTTTCTGCTTTAATAAATCATTAGCAAGTTTTAAATTATGAATTTGTCTTATATCTATAGCATCTTCTAAATCTATACCACCTTGTTGAAGAGCCATTTGAATATTTTGTTCAAGCTGTGCTTTTTCTTCTTCTTCTGGTTCTAGTTGTAAATACAAACCAAAGTCATGTAAATTTAAATTACCTATTTCTTGTAAAGTACCTACATTATAAGTAGATATAGAACTTTTAAGAGAATTTAAAGTTAAAGGATAACTTAATGAATCAGCTATTTTTAAAGATATGTTTTCACATGTTCTGAGTGTTAACCACAAACTAGCTTGTAATATATGTTTTGTAGCTGTATTAGAAGCATTAGCCGCCATTTTTTGTAATCCAACTAATGAATCTTTATCTGGCATACTACCATCTCTAGCCTCATTTAAACCGGTCACATCTCTTATTAACTGTAAATAATATTGATAAGTACTAATTAAACTTTGTATTTTACCTTGACCACTAGATGTTTGTAATTCTTGAATAGGAACTTTACCAGGATTCATATCACCTTCTTGAGTTAGTGATCTACCTACGATACTACCAGTTTGAAAATACATGTTTAATGCTTCTGCTGGATTATAATTAGTACCATTACCTAAATCAACTTCAGCAAGACCGTCCATATCTAAATAAACACCATCTGGTACCATACGCGACATGACTTGTTGTAGTTTTAAATGTGTTAACTGTATCATATCAGCAAACCCAGTTATTCTGTTTACTATAGAATCTATCCTACCTTTATACATACGAGGCGCACATATAGCGTAACTCATTTCTACTTTTGTGGTATCAGCAAAAGGTCTAGTCATATTTTCAGACAACCTCCACTCAATAAGCTCATTGTTACCTATTACTTTTACACCTTCATATAATACTTCTATTTTTCTACCGACTCTTTCAAAATTATCACTAGGTTCAGGATTAAATGTATCTGGTTTTTCAATAGCTTTTTCTAAACCATTTTGTCCTTGTTTAATTTTAAATACTTGAGTATTATAAGTTTTATATTCAAAAAATAAAACTTGTATAGTATTTTCATCGTATGTCTGCCAACCATATAATTGGTTTCTAATACCTTTTGTCTTTTGTATTTTATCTAATTGCTCTTCAGTTAGATGTGGAAATTTTTTAGCAATTTCACCTATAGTTAATTGCTTAACTTCACCTACATAATATATATCTTCAAAATTTGGATCTTCTGTGTAAGAATATATTAATCTAGCAGGATCTACATAATCAATTGTTACACCGTTTGCTAAATTCCAGTCTGTTTTAACAGCACCAATACCTAATGTAACTAAATCATAATTAAATCTTTTCTTTATATTTTCAAATCTATTTTTAGAAAGAGTATTATCTATAACTTCTTCTTCAGCTATTTCTATAGATTGTTTATAGCTTAACTGCATGTGAAGATCTAGCTCTTCTTGATTTTCTGGTAAAGCTGTTGGTGTTGTGCTTTTGTAATTATTTACACCTAAATTAGCTTCTAGGTTTTGTAAATAAGGTTGAGCTAACATATCATGCATAATAGCATTAGCATAATCAGTTCGCTTTTTTAAAGACACTGGGTCTTGTGCAAATGCTTTTATTTCAAAAGATTTATTAGATAAACCATTTACTACTATATCTACAAATTTAGATATTACAGGAACTGGTTTCCAGTCTAAATTTAAATAAGACATATCACCATTGATAGCTAATTCATCTTTATATTTTTGAACTGGTTGCTCACCTCTTGCGTATAATCTTAAACTATGAAACCTATTAAATGATGTAGCAAATCTAGTGCCATTACCACCTTGTCTCCACCACTCGCCTTCAATAGCTTGTGCTACTTGTCTTCCATATTCTAACGAAGATTTTTCTGCATCCGGCACAACTTGGCTAGGAAAAGCGCTATAGGCATTTGTATATATATTCATTTACTTAATTATTTTTGATAACGAACCTCGATTATCATATTTTTTAATTCCAAGATCAATTGGATCTCGCTTTCTTCTACTTACTGGAGCATATCTATTTTTATTACACGCCATTAAAGCAAGACCAGAACTAATAGAAGCATCATGAGTTGTTCTATTATTAATATCAAAAGCAGCCCAATCTTCTAGTGTACGTTGAAAATAAACGTCACCATAAGTATCACCGTTAAATCCTACAGTTGTTTCAATATAAGATTCAATAGCAGCAGCATGAGCTTGTTTTATATCTTCACTAGAATTAGGTATACCACCTATTTCTCTTTCAGTGACTGATAATTTATTTCTAAGTTTATCAGGTCTATTCATTGCAAAACCTCTATAACCTCTACGTTTAAAGTGATATAAAAGTCTTGGTTTATTATTTTCTGCAAGTATTGGCATACCATAAAATACACAAGCCATTAATACATCTTCAAAAAATATTTCAGCAGTTTGAGGTCTTGCTATATATTCTAAAAAAAAGTGATCAGCTGGTGCATTTTCCATGCTAAACTTTGTGAGTCCGTGTAACGCTCCATTAGAACCTCGCTTATCTACTGTACCTGATATATCATATGGATCACAACCAAAAGCACCTATATGATCATTACCAGGATATTTAATACCATTTCGTTCTATATATCTATTTTGTAGGTTTTTATCAGGAACCCAAGTTATATAAAACCTACCTTGATTACTAGGAAAAAACACCACTCTTGTATCTTTAATTCCATTTTCCCACATAAAATTACCCTGAGTAATTAAGGTTTTATTATTTTGATCTTCATTAAAATCTATTTGTTGATATATTTTTGTTAGATTAAATAAAGAAGATTTAGATTCATCTCTAAATGCATGTTTTGTAGTTCTTGGAAACTGTCTATAAAACTCATTTAAAGCATCTTGATTATCTTTTAAGCCATCAACTTCGTTTTCCCAATACTCAATGACCCCAAGATCAATAAACTCTCCTTGTGGTCCAGGTACTTCTGTGTCGGGAGTGTCGAAGACAGGTAAGCCATAAGAATCAATGTAGCCTTCGTAGTTCCATTCCATAGGTATGAACAAAGA